GGTCAAATACCCACAAGTTTTGAAGAGACTGTGGACTTCTGTACAAACTCTATCTATCTACTTTAACCTACTATAACTACTCTATCTACCCTACAACTACGTACCTGTTATAACGGAACACCATAGTCCACATGGTACATCTTGCTTAACGCTCGACATGCCACGATAGACCCGGACACAACTCGATGGATCAATTCAACTAATTCATCAAGCTCACACACCTCCATATCATACCGCGAACAAATTGAATGCATATCAACTACTTCACGGTCACTGAAAGCGTGTGGTGGTGCATCTGCGAAAATGATTGAGGCATTACTGCCCTCACCTGAAGTGGCAACCTTTCCGATACTCCCACTAGTTCCATTATTGCCCCCAACTGGCATCCACAACCTAGCCAAAAGATTAGTGGGTCCAGACATAACCCAATCCCACCATGAACCCGAGGTGTTCAATTTAGTTGGCGTAAATCTATTATACAACGCCTCTTTGACACAATTATTCGGTTGATGACATAGTCCCTGCGTCACTTGCCAACACATGGCCGTCAACCGTTGCTCATCCGACATTGTATCAAAAACTGCCTGAGTAACACCTAATTTCGATGCTGTTAAACTATCCCAGGTGGTCCCCAAAGAGCGGAAAACACAGGCCAAATTCTGCATGGCTCCCCACCTCAAAAAGACCCCAGATGGAGTTACTAATTTAACTGGAGAATGCTTAAGAAACTGTAAACGTTCAAACAACAATTCCCCACCAACTTCACATCTATCTATGGTAACACTGTGCCCAACAAAAGCAAATCCCCTCTTTATACACTGCTCGATCAAATCCTGTGACACGGAATAAAGTTCATGCATCGCATACATCAAATAACAAAAAGCGAATGCTGCCAACAGGGATCCAGAATGGTTTAAAATAGTCGTTAACACTGATCCTGATCCCTCAAAGGGACCATTAAAAACAATGTCAAAGTAATTGCTCTTATCATGGGGGTTCGACACTCGTATTGGCAACCGGCATTGTCGTAAAAGGCCGATCGCCCGTTGTGGACTGAAACAAGCCATTGCCAACCCAACAAATTGAAAAGCGGGTTGATCCTGGCTTGAATCATTCGACGCAACATCTACGTTACACAAAAACCACTGGCCATCAATATTACCCCCGTATATCTGATCATCACTATAAATACAGATAAAAACGTGGTTATGAAGCCCCAGAGTTTGATACATCTGTGTAAACAAATCATCCAAAATACCGGTTCGTGGTTTTGCCATAACGTAAATGTCAAAGTTTAAGTCTCCAAGAGTGACGTGATGGTGGCCATCAAGACACATTTTGACGTATTCAGGTAACTCGTTAGCGTACATGCAGCCCCGGTCATATGTGACATAAAGCCTGGAAGGTTTGCCAAATTTCGCTAACTCGCGTTTTACTGCGGCATTTAACCGCCGTACCATAATGTCCTCATCATCATGGCACAAAACACCCTTAACATACGCCTGACGCAATTTTCGTTTGATATGCGCAATGTCGGCGTGCACAAGACGCCCCAACAATGGCTCTAACAACGACAAATATGCATCAAATCCCTTATAATACAACCAATGAGCTGAAGTTTTCAACTTGTCTACTGCAGCCTCTATAGTTGTGCGACGGACTTGTTCTAAAACTCGATGTGCTTGACGCACAATAAAGTCAAAACAATCGTCAACAAACGTTTCCTCGTCACGCAACATAATATTATCGGCTGGAGCAAGTGGTCTTTCTTCCTCGTAATGCCTCCCTTGAATGCATGAATCAATTTGATCCAAGACGCTAACCTCAACTATGGGATACGCCAGCGTCTTTTGGTATGCACTCATACGCCGTGCTAACTGGTTAGCATGCCAGCGATAATGCTCTTCTCCGTCTCTCGCCCCAAGCAGCCGTTTGAGGCCACTGGCAATGTTATTGGCGGTTTGATCATACTCAACAAATTCCGGGGTGTCCAATCCGACGAAACTTGCATAAGCGGTACGGAAATGAGTGGGTGGCTGAGACTCCCAAAAAGTACAAAATTCAGGGGGCAAATCTGCAAATAACCCCTGTTGACGTTCAGTTGGAAAATACATACCGTCAAACTCGTCAAACAGTGATAAATCACAGGGCCCCTGAACACGGTGAATATGATAATCACCGCGATGTTTAAAAGGAGTAGCTGGAGCGTCAGTGTCGTAGTACACAAATGGTCGTCCGCGTGATTCTCTCACAATTGGTAAAGCGTTAACACCGTCATTAGGGACACGCTCATTACCACTAAATGTGGGTATATCACGTGATTGAACCACGTGTGTTACATACAGCTGCTGTTGCATGCGCAACGATATAGTCACGCTATTACAGGCGGTGGACTGAATTAGAGGATCACATCCACCTACCTCTTTTAATGCCACAGCAGAGGCGGCTTTTGTCAACTGAGAAGTGACATCAGCACCGCCTACTAACCGACGCACCTTGGCCATAATAGGAACTAGAACCCAATCACGCAAAGCATAGAAAAATACGCCATCGGTGTTTCGAAACGATGGTATATCAACTAATCGCATAGCGGAGCGCGTTACTTCGGACTTGCCTTTACCGCGTTTGGTCACTAGCCAACCAGGACCAGATCTGATTACATTATCGATCACAATGTCCGGGTCAACCAGTGGATGCGCAGGCTGTACCGTGTAGCTCTCACCGTCGAAATAAACGGGATATGGGCACCCTTCAGGATTCCTCACCTGATAAAAGTGCTCGGGTTCTACCACCACGCGGGGTTCGCGATTTTCCCCGCCTTCATGCCCCTGTACGGGAGGTGGCATGGCACCACCGGCTAATGGAGCAAACGGATTATTAGCTCCAATCTGGCGATTTCTCGCTAGATCACGTGGGAGACGACGAGCACCGACTGGGCGCTCAGCCATGTCCGCTGGTGGTGGGGCGTCGACTGGCACGCCCAACCTGCCCATTTTCCTAACATGCTTGCCGTTGGGTCCAACATCATCAGAATTGGTCCACTCTCCATGCGAACCACTTAAACTGGACTGTACGGCAAACAGACTTGGGCAGCTGGTTTGAGGAGGTCCCACAAAAAGGTCCCAAACCGACTCTCGATGTACACGTTCATCGAACTCGCTTAAACTATTGAACTCTACCCCCACTAACAAAAACTCAGTCAAAATAAATTCTTTGCAAGTTAAAACAAAATTTTCATCACGACAACATGGGCATTGCCTAAACCTAAAGTCAACATATTTACAAACACAAGATTTACACAAACACATGCTACAACTACTACAAACAGTGTGTCCTTCCCACTCACCAATGGGCTCAAAACAGACAACACAATCTCGATTCCTGTACAACGTGATAACCGAGCTAAACGCGGGGGCTGACGATGCTTGGGAGGCATCGAAACCGTTCATGGCGCACCTTCGTGACCCTGAGGTTGGGTTGATATTCTCAATCAAAATAGCCGGATTAACGGCAGGTTCCATGGTGCGCCG